GAAATAAATGAAATAGAAGAGTGGTACAAAAATGAAAACTGATATAACAGATTTATGTTGGTCATTAATAGAAGAACCTAAACAGTACTTCTATCATAAAACATTTCAACGTCACATTGATGACATGCATAGATTCAAGAACTCAGAAGACATGAGATTCAATAATCAACTAGCTAATGTTTATCTTTTAGTAATGAGTTCATTTAAGCATTTCAAAGGTTCAGAGTTCGCAGGTAAGAACTTTAAACTAGAACCTTGGCAGAAAGCAATTATTGGTATTTCAATGGGTTGGGAGAAGAAGAACAATAAAGGAGAATGGATTAGACGTTTTCATACTGCTAACTTCTTTATGGCAAGAAAGAATGGTAAGACATTTATTAGTGCAGGATTAGCATTAGCTGACATGATGATTAGAGCTGAACCTCAAGGTGAAATTGTTTGTGTTGCTACTAAACGTGACCAAGCTAAAATAGCCTGGGCTGGTATCTATAGTATGATTAGAGCTCATGATGACTTAAAGAAGATGTTTAAGAAAGCAGGAAATACATTAACTTATACTAAAGATGAAACTACGGTAACTACATTAGGTAGAGATTCAAATACAGAAGATGGTGCTAACTTCTCATTCGCTATTATAGATGAATTACATGCTCATAGTTCTTCAGAGATGATAGATGTTGTTCGTTCAAGTATGGGTGCTAGAAAACAACCATTTACATTAATCATTAGTACAGCTGGTTTTGACTTAGGTTCTCCTTTAGTTAATGAAGTTGAACATGCTAAAGATATACTTAATGGAACTATTGAAGATGATGGGTATTTCGCATTCATATGTGAACCTTCTCCAGATACAGACCCATTCTGTGAAGATGCTTGGAGAGCTGCTAATCCAAACTTTGGTGTTTCTGTATCGAAAGAATATATACAGACAGAGTCAGAGTCAGCAGAACAACGACCAGATAGATTAGTCAATTACTTAACAAAACATCTTAATAGATTTGTAAATGCTTCAGAAGTATTCTTGCCTATTGAAGATTGGAAGCTATGTAGTACTAATACTCAAGCAGTACCAGATTTATCAAAAGCGATATATGCTTCAATTGGAACTGACCTTTCGATAATAGACGATTGGACTTCTGTAAGTACTTCTTACTTATTTGAAGATAACACTATCTACACAAAGAACAAGTTCTTTATTCCTACTTGTAATGTTCAAGTAGTTGCAAACAAATTGCGTATTCCATTACAAGAATGGATAGACAAAGGACATGTTACAATGTTAGATGGAATTTCAATTAACTATGATGAGGTATATAAATACATAATAGATGAACTTGGCGTGTCTCAGAAGATGAATATACCTATTACGCATGGTTATGACCCGTTCAAAGCTAAATGGATATTGTCTAAATTAGAGAATGACTATAGCTATGATGATAACATACCAGTGTCGCAAGGGTTTAAGTCATTAACTGAACCATTGAATATGCTGTTGACTTATGTAAAGAGTCATCAACTAATCTATGAGTACAATCCAGTTCTGAATTGGATGGCGAGCAACATTAGTATAATATTTGACACGTATGGTAATATAAAACCAGAAAAGTCAGATAGGAATAAAAAGATCGATGGTATAGCTTCATTGCTAAACACTCTGTATGTTCTAATACCTCATTTACACGAGAAGGAAGAATCATCAGAGATCTATTGGTTATAAACACAAGGAAATGAAATATGTTCAACTTTTTCAAGAAGAAGAATAACAGTGGAGTAGAAGAAAGAGCCATAACATCGGCTTCTATCGAAAATGTCTTTTCTAATGCTTCTCGCGGAACAATGATGGGCGTGACGACTAGTTATGCTTGTATTAGATTGCTTTCACAATCTATAGCATCTGTACCGTTGAAAAACTTCAAGATAACAAATGAAGGTGCAGAAGAGCAGAAAAACTCTAAGCTAACAAAATTAATGAAAGTACCTAGTCAAAACACTACGTACTATCAATGGATGTCTTCTATGACAACCGCGTTAGTTTCAAAGGGTAATGCATATAGTCTCATTGTAAGAGATAATGGTTCACCAATTGAACTACTTTATATTGAACCTGATTGTGTGTCTGTTTACAAAACAATGGACATAAATCTGCCTTACTACTATATGTTAACTAATTTTGGTAAAAGATATAAAGTGTTCCCTGAAGACTTATTACACTTCCGTAATATAACTGAAGATAACATAATTGGTATTGCTCCATTAACACAGCATAGAGTTACATTTGATGCGGCGGCTTCAATAGGTGATTACAACAAAACGTTTATGGATAATGCTACTAACATTAGTGGTATAATCAGTACTGATAAGAACTTAGATAAAGATACTGTCGAAGATATAAGACGTAACTTTGGTAAGAAGTTCGGTGGAGCTAACTCAGCCGGTAGAACACCTGTACTATCAAATGGATTAACATATTCTCAAATGAAAGTAATTTCTCCAATGGATGCAGATTACATCAATAACAGAAAAATGTCAAAATCTGACATTGCTGAAATATTTGGCGTTCCATTAGGAATGGTAACTAACACTGAGTCTAAGTACTCAAATGCAGAACAAGAATCTTTAAACTTTCAACAAATAACTTTATCTCCATACTTTGATATGATAGGTCAAGAGATGTCAATGAAACTTATAACACAATATAGTGCTAGAAATACTTACATTGAATTTACCCCTGATAGATTTAGATTAACTACTTCAAAAGAAAGATCAGAAACTATATCATTACTTAAGAATACTGGTATAATGACTGCTAATGAAGCTAGAGAACATTATGGACTACAGAAACTTCCTGATGGAAATAATTTAGAATCAGAAGGTACTTTAGTTGGTAAAGAGAAAGCTGCTCCTAAAGATACTGAAGATACAAATCCAGTTAAAGGTACAATATCAGATTTGAACGCTAGAAGTGCAGAAGATATTGAAAAAGAAATCCAACAATTGAGAAGCCACTTAGGTCGATTGAAGGCTGGTACTAACTAATGCCAGACAACTTGGAAGATAGAGTGTTATCTCATGATAAACAGCTAGTAAAGATTGAAACTATTCTAGATAGAGTAGCAAGTAATCAAGAGAACATTAATGGAAGTATTCTAAGCATTGCTATCAATATGGCTAAGATGACAAACATTGAAGAGAACAACAAAAGTTCTTTTGATAGAGTTCATACTAGAATAGATAATGAAGTAATCATTAGAGATGAAAAGATTAAAGAAGTAAATATACAATTAAAGATATTGGAAGTATTTAGTTTCTTATCAAAATATCCTAAAATTACTGTTACAGTATGTGTGTTACTATATTCAGCTGCTATTAGTGATATAAGACATAAGGTGTATGATACAATTGTACCTAGTACTGTAAATAAACCAGTAACAAAATAATATAAATAAAGTAATATGACCAAAGTGACCGCTTCTAAAGCCGTATACCGTCATAATAAGGAAAGAACATGAATGAACAAAGATATACAGAACTTTCTGACATAGAAACTAGAGATGATGAACTGGAAATATCTGGTTATGCAATTGTTTTTGGTGAGCCATCTAAAGTATTAGGTGGAAGTAAAGGCTTTAGAGAAGTAATATCACATAGAGCGCTGGAAGGCGTTTCTTTAGATGATACACATCTTTACTACCAACACAACCAAGATCAAATACTTGCAAATACTAAATCTGGAACAATGAACTTATCAATTACTGATAGAGGATTACATTTCAGTGCTAGAATGGCTGATACACAATTAGGTAAGGACACATACAAACTTATCAAACGTGGTGATCTTTCAGCAATGTCTTTCGGCTTCAGAGTCGCTAAAGATAGTTGGAATGTTATGACATCACCAGAAACTAGAACAGTTGAAAAAATCTTAGATTTATCTGAGATATCAATTGTTAGTAGACCAGCTTATGAACAATCATCTGTTAACGCTAGATCAGCAGAGTTTTTGTTAGAGTGTAGAGATTGTCGCTTGGAAACACAAGTTAAGAATGATAGTGCTAACGATATGTTAACACTAGCAAAAGAGCTTCTTAAAGAAGTACAAACAAAGGAAAAATAATGAACATCGCAGATTTAAAAGTAGAAAGACAAAGTAAAGTAGATGCTATGGCATCAATCGTAAACAAAAGAGGCGAAGATATGAACGAAGAAGCACTAGCTGCTATTAAGTCGTTTAAGGCTGATATAGCTCAACTAGACATTCAAGTTGAAGCAATAGAAGAATTAAGAAGTGTTGCTATTCAAGATGGTAAACCAGTTGAGCAAAAAGCAGTAGATGCTAAAGACGAACTAAGAAGTACATTTAGCCAGTACCTTAGAGGTGACGTTACTTCAAGAGAAGTTGAAATGAGAGCTGCAACAGTTGGTGCTAATGGCGCAGATGTTGTTCCTGACGAATTTCTTAAAGAATTACATGAAACAATCCTTGAATTTGGTAACATCTCTAAAGATGCTAAGCATATAACAACTATGGAAGCTGGCGAACTAAGTGTTCCAGTTATAAATGATACAGCAAATGCTGGTGTGTGGACTGCTGAATCAGGTTCTATTACTAAAGCAGATTTTGCTACAGATACTAAAACAATGAATGCTTATAAAGTAGCAACAGGTATCGAAGTTTCAGCTGAACTAATCGAAGATTCTTTCTTTGACCTTGAGTCTTATGTAGCTAAAGCACTTGGACAAAGATTAGCAAGAACTATGGAAGCTGCTTATATTAGTGGAACTGGTGGAACTCAACCAACAGGTATTCTTACTGATGCTGATACAATCAGTGCAACAAGTGCTGTAAGTGGTGTTGTTGATTCAGACGATATTCTTAATGCATTATATGACCTAGCACCTAGCCAAAGAGTTGGCGCTAAGATTTATGTTTCTGACAAGTTAATGAAGTCATTATCACAAGAAAAAGACGGTGATGGAAGACCTTTACTACAATCTGCTGCATCTGCAACAGTTGGTGCTCCAGCTATGAAAACAATCGATGGTTACCCAATCGTTGTTAATGTTGATCTTGCTGACGTTGCTGCTTCAAGTGAATCTTGTTTCATCGGTAATGTAGCTAACTACATGATTAGAGATGTTAGAAATATCAAAGTTTCTAGAGATGAATTTAGTGGTATGGCTGCTGATATGGTTTCTTTCTATGCAACTGCAAGAGTTGATGGTAAAGTAATTTCTGCTAATAAGCCTTTCGTTAAAATAGTAACAGCAGTATAAGAAATAAGAGGATAGCGTTATGACATATATAAAACAAGCTTTTACAGACAGTCTAACGCTTGACTCTGTTAAAGCTCACCTAAATATAACCTTTGCTGATGACGATGATCTCATCTTAGGTTACTTAAAATCAAGTCTACTATATGTAGAACGAAGTACTAATAGAGTACTTCGACCACTTATGTATGAAGCAGAAGATGATGAATTAGAAGAGTTCGAGTACGATGCAGTAAGTTGGTTTTGTTTGGAACTTCCAACAAGACCACTTTCTGTTTTACTTGATACTACAGAATATACATCACTAAATGACTTCTATATATATGATTCAGCAGATAGCTTACTTTACATCCCTTATGATGAAACAGTAACTTCTATAACTGCAAATTGTGGTTCAGTAATTGATGACTACTCAGAAGTAGAATTGATTAACCAAGCAAGACTTTTACTTGTAGGTAACTGGTACGCATTTAGAGAGGCAGACATAATTGGCTCAATAAAAGAAATACCAACAGGTGTGTCAAGAATAATTGACATTCTTTCTGGTCCAAACGTTTAAGGAGCAATTATGATAAGAGCAGGTTCATTAAGACATAGTATTCAGATTATGACATATACGTCAATAACAAATGATTATGGTGAAGTGATTAAGACTCCAGTAGTTAAAAATACTACTAGAGCATCAGTAAGTCCGATAACAGGTAAAGAAACATTCAATTATGGACTAGTAAATAGTGTATCACATAAAATCACAATAAGTGGTAAGATAGATGTACAACCTGAGGATGAAATAATCTTTGATAACAGAACATTTGATATTGAATACATTCTTGACTATAATGAGTTAGGCAGAGAAAAGCTTATACTTGCAATTGAGAAAATGGATAGATAATGAGTAATAGTAGTATTGAGCTGAACAAACTCATAAAAAATATAAAGAAACTAGAACCAAAGCTAAATAAAAGCATAGTTAATCTTGGTATCAAAGCTGGAGCAAAGACTGTACAACAGGCTGCGATAGGAAATGTACCAAGTTCTTTAGATGATGGTAAACATTCAGATAAGAAAGTACATAGTGCTTCTGACTTGAAAGATGCAATTAAAATAAAGAAGAAGTCTATTCGAGCTAATGCTAGAGATGGTGATGGTAGAAGTGTTGTAGCTTATCAAGTCGGTATAAACAAAACTGGCGGTAAAGGTTGGTTTGCACATTTCTTTGAGTTTGGTTCAGCACTACATAAACCTAACCCGTTTATGACACCAGCTTATGAACAAAATGGAAGAGCTGCGATAACTGCTACTACTGCTTATATGAAAAAACGCTTTGATGCTGCAGTTAAAAAAGGATTAGCCAAATGACAACTAAAATACTATACACAGCTTTATCTAGTACTGGAACAGATGTTTATCATCAAAAAGCGGAAGATAATGTTAAGAAGCCATACATTTTGTACAACAAGATTACTCAAACATTAGAGAACCATTTGCAGGGTTCATTAACTAATGAGAATAGTCGTTTCCAAGTTGACATCTATGATAACACTTACGCAAATGCAAAAACAATTGAAACTGAGGTGCGTACTGCTATAGAAAATATAACAGATGCTAAACCAATAATTTATAGCATAGTTGATTTATCAGGTGATGGGTTTACTCGTATCAAACTTGACATTAAGCTATGGACTTAGATTATAAATAAAGAAATAACTACAAGGAAATAATCATGGCAGTAGACAGTGGATTAGTAACACAAGGAACAGACTTTAGAATTTCAGCAGATGGTTCAACATTTACTGGATTAGGTTGTATTGAAAGTTGGGACCTATCAACTTCAGACAGAGCAGAAATAGACACAACTTGTTTATTAGATACATCTAAAACATTTAAGTTTGGATTAAAAGATTCAGGTACATTAAGTCTAGAACTTATGTATAGCATTGATGGTGCAGGTCAAGCTCTTTTAGAAGCTTCATATGCAGATTCAGATTCTTACTTCTTCGAAGTAGAATATAGTGATAATGCTGGTACTACAGGTACAGTAAAATCATTCAAAGGATATGTTATAAACTTATCTGAAACAGGTGGAAAAGACGACGTTATAAAACAATCAGTTACAATTAAAGTTTCTGGCGATATAACTACAGTTGCTCCAACAGTATAAACATAATCAAAAGGAATTAACATTATGACATTACAAGAATTACAAGCAAATGCTTCACTGAACACTAGAAAAATCAAAGCTTTCGGTGGAGAAGTAACAATTAGAGATTTATCAATTAAAGAAATGCAAAACATCACATCATTAAAAGATGAAAATGATATGCTAGCTACAATAGTTTCTATATCAATGGTAGACCCTAAGATTACAGTAGAAGAACTAAATAATTTAGGTGTTTCGGCACTACCTCATCTCACAGCAATTGTGAATGCAGTAAATGGAACCAAGTAGAAAATTTCTTTTTCAGTTATGCAAAGAACTTAACTACAAGTCAGTAGCTGAATTAGAGAACACTATGTCCTCTAACGAGCTTCAAGAATGGATGCAATACTACTCAGAAAAACCATTTATGGCTGATGTAATAGAAGTGCAATTAGCTACTCTTACTGACATGGTAGTTAAGTCGTTTGCTAAGAACCCTGATGTAAGTGCGTTAGACTTTATGATAACTGTCTCTGATGCTGATAAGATAGCTAAGAAAGAAGAGATAAAAAGAAAGAAATTATTCGAGCAATTGAATAACTTTGGAACATAAGGAAATAACATGGCAGTAAAATTAGGTAGTTTACTAATAGATGTAAAAGCTGATACTCAGAACCTTGTCAAAGGTATGAACAAAGCTCAAAGCTCTGTTAATAAAGCTATGAAGTCTATGAAGACAGCAATTGCTGGATTAGCAATAGGTTCTGCGTTTAAGTCAGCGGCTGAAGCTGGCTACAACTACAATAAAGTAATGGAAGAACAAACTCAATCTATTACAGCCTTAATAGCAGCAACTTCTAAACACGAAGATGCTTTAGGCAATACAATTTCAAATACTGAACTATACACAAGAGCAAATGCTGAAGCAGTAGAAGTTCTTAAAGACTTAGAAAGAATAAACAAAGCAACACCTCATACTCTTGGTCAAACAGCTCAAATATATAAAACAATGTTACCTTCAATGAAAGCACTCGGAATTAGTACTGAAGAATTAGTTACAATGACTAAACAAGTATCAATAGCTGCTGGAGCTGGTGGAGTACAATTTCAATCATTACTAGCTGGTGTTGATGGATTAGCTACTGGTGCAGTACTTGCTAACTCAGATTTAGGTAGATTCTTAACTACACTTGGTTTATCAAATGATGAACTTAAGAACAGTAAAGATTTAGTTGGATTATTTGAAGACAAACTTGGTTCATTCAAAGCTCCAGATACTATGGAAGTTGCAATATCTAACTTAAGCAATGCTTGGGGTAAGTTCACAGGTGCATTAACTTCTGACTCATTCCTTGGAGCTAAAGGTGCTATTAACTCATTAGCTGATTCTATAAATGAATACTCTGGATATCTAGAAGGTGCAGCAATAACAACTAAAGCTTATACTTCATTTGTAACTGATGCATATACTGTTATGGCTCTTGGTGCAAAAGCATCTTGGACTGGATTAACTGAAGTTATTGGATTTGCTTTCAATACAATGATAGCAGATGTACAAACTGGTACAGCTTCATTTCTTTATTCAATGAAAGACCTTCCAAAAGTTGGTGGTTACTTCAAAACATTAGCATTAGATGTAAATCAAGCAGCAAACTTAACTAGAGATAAAGCTACTCAAATAACTTCAGAAATAGATAAGCAAAAAGCAGCATTAAACGAAGCTACAGAACAAATGAAACGTGGTTTATATGAAAGAATAATGATGTATGACGCTGAGGCTCAAGCTGCTAAGAAGTCAGCAGTTGCTCAAGCTACAATAGGCAAAGAATTTGGTATATCAGCAGCAGAGGCTAAGAAATTAGCAGAAGCTCAAAAGAAACTACAAGCATTAAACGATGCAATGAGATCAAAATTTGATTCATTAAGAGATTCAGTAGATAGCTCTGGTGCAGCAATTAGAAACTTAGTAGCTAATGTTGAGTTCTTAGATGAAGCTCTTAAAAAGGGTATCATTACTCAAGCTGAATATAATGAAGTAGCTAAGAACATGGGTGATGCATATGTTAAGTCAATTGAAGATTCAAAAGATGCAACTAAATCTTTATCTGATAAGCTAGATGAACTTAAAGATAAAATCTCAGGACAACTAGAAGATTCAATGACTAGTACATTTAGAAATTGGATGGACGGTGCTCAGAACTTTGGAGACTTAATGGGTAATGTCTTAAAAGATATAGCTGCTGAGTTATTTAGAGTTTTAGTAGTACAAGAAGCTGTTAATGGAATAAAAGGCATGATGGGCTTTAGTTCAGGTGGTGTTGTTAGTAATGGAGTTACTGCATTTGCTAATGGTGGAATTGTTGGTTCTCCAACTACATTCCCAATGGCTAGTGGTACAGGACTAATGGGTGAAGCTGGACCTGAAGCTATTATGCCAGTAACTAGAATTGGTGGTGACTTAGGTGTTAAGGTTAATCAGACACCTATAAAAGTAAATGTTATAAATAACAATAATAGCCAAGTTGATGTACAGCAAGATGGAGATAATCTAACTATATTAGTTAATCAACTTGAAACTCAAATAGCGTCTAACCTGTCACGTGGAACTTCACCATTAGGAGGAGCTCTTAACTTAATGAAGACACAAGGACGTTTATAAAAAGGAATGATATATGACGTTCAAATATATGTGTACAAGTAAGCTTTGCTCTGAAAAGGGCAAAGTTGTTAAAGTTAAGAAATGTCCTTGTCATTGTTTCACTAAAGAATACTGTGAAGTATGTGAAGCAAGATTAGACAAATATAAAGCAGAGGTAAGCAAATGATTACTGATGCTTTAAAAGAGTTATACTCAAATAGCTCTTCAACTGTGTATTTCGATACTATATACTTATCGCATTCAAAGTTCACTTCAACGTGGTACTTTATTGCTAACCCAACTTCTAGAAGCTTACAATTAAGTGATACCTCAGTTCAAGTTTTTCAACCATTGTCTTTTGAATTAGTACTACCAACTATTGGTGCTGCTCAACAAGATATGTCTGTTGTACTTGATAACACTAATCTTATTCTTGTTAAAGAATTGAATAAAGCTGCTAAAGATATAGAAGAACCAATTATACTAACTCACAATGTTTATATAGATGGTTTTGATATACCTCAGAGTGTCGATATAACACTTAGTCTTACAGATGTAAGATATACTAAGAATCAGTTAATAGCCACGGCTACTAGTGCAGATACAATCGGAAAGGGTATTCTTGCACCACTGTTTGATTACAGATATAAAGGGTTATTCACGTGACAAATACAGAGTTTGAAGATAAGATAAATGACCTTGTTGGAAGACCTTATAATGCTCAGACATTTCATTGCTGGTCATTAGTTGAAGAGCTAGTTCCTAATGCTCCAAAGCTATCAGTAATAGGTGGTAACTATGAACAGTCAATTAGAGAGTTCAAGAAAAATACTCCAGAATACATAGAACAATTTACTGAAGTAAGAGAAAATGCAAAGTCTGGAGATATAGTACTAGCTGGCAACAACTACATCAATCATGTAGGTGTACTATATCTTGATTCAGATAATGTACTAGTAATACATAATGATACAAAAGGTGTTCATGTCGAGCCAATGTATTACTTTCAAAAACAATATAAAATGATAAGGTTGCTAAGATGCTAAGACAAATATTAAACAAGTTGATTTACTTACAAGTGAAAGTAAAACTGTCTCAACTAAAACATTTAAGACATTAATAGATTTCTTACAAGAAGTATATCCTAATGGATTTGGCCATCATTGTACCGTCTATGTAGATGGTAATATGATTGGATTAGATGATTTTGATATGGAACTTAGAGAAGATTCACATGTAGGAGTTCTATTCCACCCAGGTTGGGCAGCAGCTGGTATGTTCGTAGCTAAACTTGTAGT